GAGTAGAACGGTTAAACGTACCACCAAGGGGCTTAAACCTAATAAAAGAACCCAAGGCAAGATAGCTAATCAATGGCAATCAACCCCTAAGCAAAAATTATTTATGAGTTACTACATAGACCCTAATAGCAAAACGTTTGGTAACGCTTATAAGAGTGCTATACAAGCGGGATACAATGAGTCATACGCCGTACAAATAGCAAGCCCCGCCGTATCTAATAAGTGGATACAAGATTATACAAGTAAAAGCAATTTAAGTATAGAACATCTAAAAGAGGTAGTAACTGATATTATAAGAGGCAATATAGATAGTAAGGATTACACAGCTACTCAATTAAAAGCTATTGAGTTATACGCAAAACTAGATGGTTTACTGATAGAACGCAAGCAAGTTCAATCTGTTATTAAGGTAGAATTAGGGCAAGCTAATAAGGTTATAGATACTCAATAGTATATACACACACATTAGATGTGTATACACACATACTAGCTAGACTATACACACATAATTTTTTTAGATAGGGGGCGGGGGGTATATCCCCGTTATAGCTTGGAGACAAAGGGGCTACTACATATATATATACTATAATAATAGTAGTTTCTTCCCATACACACAGTATTCCATTTCTATTAGGGACTCCTATAAAAATATTTGGGATTTATATATAAAGGTGTGTATACACACTACACACATATGTTAATATATTTATATGCCACGATATAACATCTACATTAGAGATACCGATAAAGACTTATGGGACTCCATAGAAAATAAATCGGAGTTCATATCTAAAGCCCTTAATGGGACTCTATCAAAAAATATTAGGGATGAATTAAAGGTCTGCCCTAAAGGTCACATCTTTAAAGGAACTAAATGTATGCAGAAAGGTTGCCAATGAAAATCTTAATTACAGGCGTGTCAGGATTTGTAGGTTCTCACGTCTTACGTCACTTACTAATTAATACCGACTGGGATATTACAGGCATTGCATCCTTCGCACATAAAGGCACTTCTAAGCGTCTTAACACCCAACTCAGGCAAACAGACACCTCACGCTTTAAACTCCTCTTAAAAGACCTCTCAGAGCCTCTAGACATAAAAGAATCCTTTGACTACATACTTAACTTAGCTTCTGAGTCTCACGTGGACCGTAGTATTGAATCCCCCCAACCTTTTATTGAAAACAACGTTAAGTTAATTCTTAATATGTTAGAGTATGCCCGTAAGTATCCTCCAAAGAAATTTATCCAAATATCTACCGATGAAGTTTACGGACCTGCCATAACCCACGTCCATAAGGAAGGTGAACCCCACCGACCTTCTAATCCCTACTCAGCTTCTAAAGCAGCTCAGGAAGATATCTGCTACGCCTACTGGAGAACTTATAATTTACCTATCGTCATAACTAATACTATGAATATCATTGGAGAACTACAAGACAAAGAAAAGTTTGTTCCAATGGTTATTAATAAAGTTTTAAATAACGAATCAGTCCCCATCCACGCCTCAGCTGATGGAGTAGTTGGCTCACGCTTCTACCTTCACGCCAGAAACCAAGCAGATGCCTTACTTTTCCTACTCAACAACCACACCCCCACACCTTATCCAGCAGATGACATAGACCGTTTCAACATAGTAGGAGAACGTGAAATAGATAACCTAACTATGGCTCAGATGATAGCTGACATAATTGGTCTGCCTTTAAAATACGAACTAATAGATTTCCACTCTTCAAGACCTGGTCACGACTTACGGTATGGATTAAATGGAACTAAACTATCTAAGTTAGGTTGGAAACCACCCCTATCCTTAGAAGAGTCCCTACGCACCACCGTAGAATGGGAAATGGGAGACCACCGTGTTATATAGTCCCCACCCCAAACAGTTAGAAGTCCACAATAGTCCTCAAAGATTTAAAGTACTTAATTGGGGCAGACGTACTGGTAAGTCAATGTTTGCATTAGAATACACCCTCTATGAAGCTCTACGTAGACAAGGACGTTACTGGATAGTCCTCCCTACTTATAAACAAGCTAAAGACATTTATTGGAAACAATATATGAAAACATTGATTCCTAAAGAACTAATCAAAGATATGAACAATGTTGATTTATCGGTCACATTAAACTACATAGAAGATGAATCTAATGGAATTAAACACGACACTTCCAAACCCAACTCCACCATTGAACTAAAAGGTTCTGATGATGCCGATAAACTACGTGGTACTGAAGTTAATGGTTTTGTGTTTGACGAATACGCTTATCACGACCCAGACGCTTGGAAACTTGTCTTTGAGCCAATGTTACTAACAACTAAGGGTTGGGCAATGTTTATTAGTACCCCTAATGGATTTAATCACTTCTATGACCTCTATATGTACGCTCAGGGCTACGATAAGACCGAGACTGGGGGATTTAAGCAAACTGAATCAAAAGGGCGTAAGAACTGGTTCTACAGCCACGCTACGCCATATGACAACCCAATCATCTCCCCTGAGGAAATAGACCGATTAAGAGAAGAAAACAATCCAGACCAATTCGCTCAAGAGTATATGGCAGAGTTTAAGAAGATGGAAGGATTAGTTTACAAGTCCTTTGACCGAACCACTCACGTAGTCACCCCAGAGAAAGTCCCTCACGTAGGCACACACGTAGTAGGCATTGACTTTGGATTCACCAACCCCACAGCAGTCCTTTACATCCTAATTGATTATGACCAGAACTGGTGGGTCTATGATGAGATTTATGAACGAGGAAAAACAATTAACGACATTGCTCAAATCATAAAAGAAAAATCAGCAGGTAAAACAATCCTCACTTACATTGGTGACTCAGCTCAGGCAGAACACATAGCCAATCTTAACCAGCAAGGTATCCCCACCGTACCAGTATCTAAACGTAAAGACTCCATATCAGCAGGTATCGCTATACTGCAAGATAAACTAAAACTACGAGAACAACTTCACGGTAAACCTAAACCTAAACTATTTATCTCTAGTAGTTGTATTAACCTCATAGAAGAATTTGAGAAGTATCGCTACCCACAAGGACAAACCGATAAAAACGCTAAAGAAGAACCTATTAAGAAAGATGACCACGGATTAGATGCCCTACGTTATATAGCTTTATACTATCAGTATGATATTAACCCAACCTACGATTTCCCTAGTGAGGATTTATTTGACGGAGGATTCTATCGATGAACTACCTAGATGACATACAAGCAATGATAGAAGGTGTAGATTTTGGTGATGTTATGGTAACTGTTAAACGTCACACCAAAAAAACTCACCAAGTAATAGTTCACGCTTACGAGTCACACAAACCCAGAGACAATGCTCAAGCTGCTGCAATTATTATGCAGATAATAAAAGATGCCTATGAAAATAAGTTCTCTGGTTCTGTATCTTTTACAGTAGTTTTTAACAAAGGAAAAGTATCTCGTCTTATAAAGCAAGATAACACGCAGTTAGATTACAAGGATATTGACGGTAAAAGCAAATAATTTTATAGTTAAGATAATCATAGGAGAGGGACTCCACGATTCTAACTAAAGGAGAATTATGGATATAAAAAAAATATGCGAAGAATATCGCACAGATAAAGAAAACATACAAACTATAGTCGATACATTCGACGAAAAAGAATCAATGCTTATTTCTAAAGTAGAAGATTCAATGTCATTTAAATCAAAAGTAACCGATAGTAGACTTTCAACTATTATCTGGGAACGTGCAGGTCGAGTAATGGGACAACTACCTAGTGGTATTGTTCGTGCTCTATCTATCAAAGATAAAGGCAAATCAATGTTGATGGATATTATTCTACAAAGATACATCCAACCTAATGCCAATGCTCAATTTACCCACCTTACTAAGCTAAGAATGTGGGATTTATACTCAATGGTTTATGGTGTAATGCCAATGATGTACGACTACCGTATTGATGACGAGTATGTCGGACCAGACTCTTGGTTAATTCCTATCCGTAACTGGATTCCACAACGAGGTAAACTATCTATTCAAGACTCAGACTACAACCACGTAGAAACTTATGTATCTGTTAGATGGTTAGAAGGCAAACTAAAAGCTAAAGTAGGCGACTGGGACAAAGCAGCTCTTAAATCTATTATTAAATCTGCTAAGGAAGGTTCTAGAGCACAAAAAGAATCACGTGACGAA